ACACCATCAATGTTGTAGTGGATGGTGACAGAACCAAAGCTTGCAGACACAGGTGCGTAAGTCACGCTAACGCCAGCAGAAACAGTCTCGCTCAGGCCACAAGCCTGAAGAGCCTTGCCATACTGAGGTGCAGTACCGGCAGCGCCAGAGCCAGCAAGCTCAACACTGAACGTACATTCGACACGGGTGTTAGCAAGAAGCTGCTCTGAAGCGCCTAAATAAGGGCGGATGAGATCGCGGTTGACGACATCACTCTGCTGTGGAGTAATGTTCAGATCCCTCACTAGAACGGCGTCCGCTCCGTCGGGAGTCGGATCGGTTCCGTAGGTTGATTCCGTCTCGACCAGAATCAGTCGTTTCCGAAGAAGAAGTGCCATCTGCTTGAAGGGGTTCGGCGGGAAGTGTGCGCTTGATCAGAGTGCGTTTACCGGTTTCTGGATCGAGAAGATACGACCCACCTTGACCGCTGTACTCATCAATCATGGTAGTCCTTGCACCTTGTTAAATCCTACTCCGTGGTCAAGTCTGCAACTGCAGTTCTATAGAGAACCTCGTATTCACATGTAAATACACCAGCAGGCTTATCTGCATCAAAAAAGTCAAAATTGACAATGCTTGGCTGAATGTCAATTGCCAGCCCGCCCAGGGTCAGGTCAGCCATTAGCTTTGAGTGCATTGAATTAATCACTGCATCCGCATCCGTGTAGGCATTATCGGAACGTACAGTCACCACCACCCTGACTCTTAGCGTCCAGTCCAGCTTTGGCAGTGACGTGAACTGCTGGCACGCATCAGTCACCGGCTCAATAATGATCGCCGGAGACTCTGCCCTCGCAACCGCAGTCACCCTCGAGCGATACACCCGACCGCTCACGCCAGCAGTACTTGCAAGCGTGCTCGCAATTTGAGCGAGGATCTGTTCGCGTTTGGTGGTCATGAGTAATTACACCTTCTGAAGCATGACCTCGCAAAAGGCGCCGTCATCGATCAGCGCCGTGTTCCTAACAGTGTAATTCGTTCCATCGACTGTCACGGCATCACCGTGCAGCAAATCGCCAAATTTCGACGCCTCGCACGTCAACTTGTAATCCGTCGTCAACACCACGCCATCAGCAATGATCTCTGATGGCATATCTAAGATGCCCAACCCAGTTACAGCGCCAGCCGTCACCGGCACCGCAAACTCAGCGGTGTCGAGGAATACGGTTAGGTCTTCGACGAATGCCATGGCTACATGCTAGTCGGGGCTTGGGTGATTAACCGGGGACACTAATGGGTGGTCTGAGTTATGCGATTCGGTAGCGGACGATGACGATGCCAGAGCCGCCGTTGCCGCCGGGGCTGGCAGATCCGCTATTGGCGGCACCTCCACCACCTCCACCACCGGTCCCATTGGTGCCGCTCTGTGCGTTTGCGCCTAAACGCACTCCGCCTGCTCCGCCACCAAATGATGCACTACCGGGGGTAATAGATGTACCACCGCCACCGCCACCGCCACCGGCGTAGTTGACTGATGTTCCTGTAATGCTTGACGCCAATCCAGCGCCACCATTGCCTGCGTTGCTGCTTGCTCCGTTGCCACCAGTGGCACCCGCGCCGCCGCCGCCGCCTGGGGCATTACTACTGCCTGCGCCGCCATTATTGCCCTGTCCTGCAGTGCCGGCGCCTCCAGCGCCTGACCCCCACCCGCCACCGCCACCGGACCCACCACTCCGACCAGCCGATCCAGATACTGCTGCGTTGGCTGCTCCACCGCCGCCGCCAACAGCAGATGCAATAGAACCAAATGAAGACGATCCACCATCGCCTCCACTCGTTCCATGAACAGTGGCGCCTAAGCCGCCCGCGCCAACTGTGATCGCGTAATTTGCAGGATTGATAATCGTATTGCCTGATAGCAAACCACCAGCGCCGCCGCCAGCGCCGCCAGCGACACTGAATGACTGCAAATTGCCGCCGCCCCCACCTCCAGCAACAACCAGATATTCAACATCGCCACCACTGGTTACTGTCAGCGTAGCGGTGCCAGTAGTTGTAAATTGATGCACGCGATATTGAATGCCGCCAACATTGATGTCAGTAACTGAATCACCACCGGTAGCGGCAACTCTGTCTTCAGTTTGGCTGGTAATTCTCCAGCTCATAGCAACACCTCCCAGTTTGTGTTAGTTTTTCGATGCAAAACATCGAAGTTTGTAGATGGTTTGGCAGACCTTGTAGTGGCAGTGACTTGTGTGCTTGACAGGCAATAGCTCACCTGCCCTGGGCGTTGTAGCACTTTTCCTCCATCAGAAAGACAGCGGGCCTCAATACGTGCATTACCGTGTTGAAGAAGAAAATAGCAAGCCAAGCCTGTTGCTAAGACTACTGACAGCGCAGTAAGCCAAGGCTTTAGGTCGTCAATATCAATCATGGGATTGTCACTCCGATGGCGTTGACAAGAGCGGTGACGCGAGTGTCGAGGAGGTCGTGGTTTGTGTGGGTCATGGCGTCGGCCCCACGAGTTTGTAAGGATGCCCAGCGGGCAGGTTGGCGGTCAAGCCCCATTTGTGGGCTAGGTAGCCTTCGATGCGTTGGCGGGTGGCCAAATTCAATGACTGCCTAATCCAGATGATCTCATGCACATGACCAATGAAATATTGAGCAGATGATTGATACCTAAGCCGTCCAACCGTGATGTTGTCATAGCTTCGAGCGGGCCATGTGTTTGTATCTGTGCCGACTGATGTGCCGTTGGAAAAAAGCTCATTGTCATCAGACGCATTTGATACCGCTTCGATGATTTCAGTGTTAAACGATGAGGCGACGATAATAGATGGGGCATTAAGACCAATTCGGCTTTGATAAAAAAGTTTCTGCCCAGAATTGTCTCTTTGCGTTAAGGTGTAATAACTGTCGAACTCGCTGGAGTCATTCACGGTAAATACATGACCAGCATTTGCGGTGTCCGTGTTGCGGCATACAAGAAAAATTGAAGATGGATAAGTGATAGTTCCACTTACATTATGTCTCAAGTAATCACTCGTGCCATCAAACAAAAGCGACGCATTTCCAGCATCCGTTGACACTGCTGGCTGATTGGCGGCTGTTGCCTGTGAAACGTGGTAGTTATTCCCGCTCTTGTCATCCCACTGACTCACCGCACCACCGCTCTCGGTGATCGTGCTGGCATCAGCAGCATCCAGCCATAGCGCCGTCTGGATCATGCTGGGATTCCAGATGGTCTCATTCCATACAAACTCTTGGCGGAGGGTGAGCTTACCAGGAACATAGATAGGCATTAGTTCACCTCCCCAGGACTGGTAGTGTTGGAAACTTGTGTGTAGGTCATGGTATAGCTGCTCCGATAGCGGTGATTAAATCTGACACGCGGGTGTCAAGGGCGGCGAGGTCTAGGGATTCGCCGATGGAGTAGAAAGCGAGGCGGGCGTCAGAAAAAGCGGGAAAACCATTGCCTGTGTATACAAAGATATTTGCATTGAATGGTGTTTGAGAAGTGCTAGAGATAGCTTGAGACGCGCCACTTTGCCTGTAGATAAACTGGCTTGCCGAGCTTCTATTCATGCCAATTAAAGCATTTGCTACGCCTATTGTTAGCCCAGTAGCTGCGCTGTTGCTTCTGTTTCTAGTTACGGCGTCCCCTGTGCGAGTAAAGAAATAAGTAGATCCAACCACGGCCAGGCCGGCGCCCATGTACACTCGATCAGCGTTTGTCGTGTTGACTGCAGTTGGAAATATGACCATGTGCTGGCTATCTTGCGGATCAGCATTATTATTCCTATTGCTATTCAAATACTTCGTACTGCCATCCCCCTTTAATCCTGTCTCCCGGTTGTAATCACCAGCCGCGAAGTTAAAATTAGTCGGCGCAGTACCCACTAGCGGCACTAACGCCCCACTCAACGTCCTAGCACCCGCAAGAATACAACTTGCCTTAATAGCATCCCAGATGCCATCATTCTTGCAGCCAATCACAAAGTCATTGATGGCGTAGCGGACACCAGTCTCTAACGCCTGTGTATCAGCAGCCTCCACCGCTTCGATGTAAGTGGAAGCATCATCGTCAAACTGAAACCCAGGCCGCCAAACAAGCGTCATACATCACCTCCATCGGGCTCAGTAG